GCGGGGATGTACTTGATCGGGTTCCTGTGGCTGTGGAACGTGGTCGTTCTGCATGTCGCCAATGCGATCTGGAAGGTTGCCCTGCCGCCCACCCCGTTCGACGTGCTGCTGGGCGTCAGCGGAATCTACATGTCGCTGTATATGGGCGGGCACACCCTGAAGGACGTGGCATCGAAGTGGGTGGCCAAATGACGACACCCGCCGACACCCCGGTTCAGGACCTGATTGTCTGGGCGGCGGGACTGTCCTCGCTTCTGGGTTTTGGCACGGCCTTGTGGGCGATCTTTTCGGGCCCGTCGCGGAAAAACGCCTCCCGCCTGGACGGGCTGGAGCAACGGGTCAACGTTCTGGAGCAGCGCAGCGGCGTCATCCCGACCAAGGATGACCTGCATGCGATGAGCATGGCGCTGGAGGGCATCAAGGGAGAGATGAAGGCCATGCGCGCCGAGATGAACGGTAACACAGGCATCATGGAACGGCTCGAGGCCATCGTGAGCCGCCATGACAACCATCTGCTGGACGGGGGCGGCAGGCGATGAGCGACTATGGCGAACTGATCCGGCAGGATGCCCGGCTGATCATTCTGAAGGCGCTGGCGGTACAGACCGACGAGCGGCTGCATTCGGGGTTTCTGGCGGCCGAGCTGTCGAAGTTCGGCATCGACCGCGACCGCGCGTGGATCCACGGCGAGCTGGACTGGCTGGCCGAGATCGGTGCGGTGACCGTGATCCGGCCCGGGACGGTTGTCGTGGCCACCTTGACCGAAAAGGGCGCGCGCCACCTGCGCCGCGCCATCGTCATCGAGGGCGTGGCACGCCCCAGCCGCCCGGGGGAATGACGCATGGCCACCGGGCGCGGGCGTCTGTCCAGCTTTGACCTTCTGCCGGATGAGGCGGCCGGGATCGTCCGCGATGCGGCGCGCGAACTGGCCAAGCGGGAACGGACCCAGACCGAGATTTACGCCGAGTTCGTGACCGCCTGCGAGGCGCTGATGGCCGAGCATCGCGGCGAGCTGGAGTTCGACATCCCGGCGTTCTCGAGCTTCAACCGGTTCTCGATGCGCAAGGCGGCGCTGACCAAGCGGTTGGCCCAGACCAACGACATCGTCAAGGTGCTGGCCGAGAAGTGGGACGCCAAGGCCTCCGACGATCTGACAGTGATCACCGCCGAGGCGATCAAGGCCATCGTGCTGCACATGCTTGGGGACGCGACCGACGGGATGGAGCCGAAGGACGCCATGCACCTGGCCAACGCGTTCAAGGCGGCCGCCCAGGCGCAGAACGTCTCGTCGGACCGCCGCCTGAAGCTGGAGCGGGATTTCGCGAGCCGGGTGACCGCCGCCGTCGACACCGTGGCGAAGGCCAAGGGCATGACGGCCGAGACCGCCGAAGAGATCAAGGCCAAGCTCTTGGGGGTGGAGTGACGCGATGCTGACAATCGAGATCAGGTTAAATGGAGTCGTGATCGCCGGGGCGAACCTGGTTCCCTGCGGCGACATCGTGAATGATGGCGTGACCGTGACAGACGACTATGACGTCCAGTGGATCGACGAGCAGGGCGCAGGCCTTGCTGCGACCCGCGATGCGGGCGGTTTCGTGATCAGGGGTCACCGCCGGGGCGTTTCCGCCTGGGCGCTGGTGGCCAAGGCGGTCGTGGCGCTCCTCGGCCAGCTGGCAGATCGCCGGGAACAGATGCCGGGTCAGGCCCGCGTCTGGGATCAGGCCGGGCGGGATCACAAGTGACCGCCCCGATCTCGTCTGCCGAATGGGAACGCCAGCGGGCCTCGGCGATGGACGCGATGCCTGCGGTCATCGCCGAAGTCGGCCTGCCGTCTGTCCTGCTCCCCTATCAGCAGCGCGCGGTGAAACTCCTCGACAGCGGCTGCCCGGTGCTCTTCGTCGAGAAATCCCGCCGCATCGGTCTGACCTGGGGGCTTGCCGCCTATGCCGTGCTGCGCGCCGGTCGGCAGAAGGCGGCGGGCGGGATGGACGTGATGTACATCTCCTACAGCCGCGAGATGACCCGCGAATTCATCGACGCCTGCGCGATGTGGGCCCGCGCCTTCGACATCGCGGCCGACGCCGCCGAGGAAACACTGTTCGACCAGGGCGACGAGGACAAGGCGATCAACGCCTTCCGGATCAAGTTCGCCAGCGGATTCGAGATCATGGCGCTGTCGTCGGCCCCGCGCGGGTTGCGCGGCAAGCAGGGCGTGGTGATCATCGACGAGGCCGCGTTTGTGGACGAGCTGGAGCAGATCCTGAAGGCGGCGCTGGCGTTCCTGATGTGGGGCGGGCAGGTGGTGGTCTGTTCGACCCATGACGGGGCCGAGAATGCCTTCAACAGCCACGTCCAGGACATCCTCGCTGGTCGGTCGAAATACGCCCACATCCGGATCGACTTCGACCAGGCGCTGCGCGAGGGGCTGTATCAGCGGATTTGCCTCGTCACCCGAAAGGCATGGTCGCCGCTGGCCGAGGCGGCGTGGCGGCAGGACATCATCGACTTCTACGCCGACGGCGCGGACGAGGAGTTGTTCTGCATCCCGTCGCAATCGTCCGGTGCCTGGTTGCCCGCGCCCCTGATCGAGGCGCGGATGACGGTGGATGTGCCGGTGCTGCGGCTGGAACTGCCGGGCGACTATCTGCACCGCAGCAAGCTGGAACAGGCCATGCTGATGGCCCCGTTCCTGGCCGAGCTGCGCGCCCAGATGGCGACGCTTGATCTGTCGCTGCAATACGCCTTCGGCTTCGACTTCGCCCGGGTGGCGGACCTTTCAGCCGGGCCACTGCTCGCCATTGAACGGACCCTTAAACGCCGCGAGGTTCTGAGTTTTGAGCTGCGCAACGTGCCGGGCGACGAGCAGATCATGATCGTGGGGCTGATCCTCGACCACGTCCGCGCGCGTCTGGTCGGGGCGGCGTTCGATGCCACCGGCATGGGCTGGATCGTGGCCGAGGCGATGGGGCGCAGGTTCGGGATGCGCGAAGACCCGCAGGGGTCGGGCATCGTGATGGCAGTGAAGTTCACCGAGGAGTGGTACCGCCTCAACATGCCGCCCCTGAAGGCCGCATTCGAGGATGACAGCCTGGCGTTGGTCCGCGACGTCGAACACGTGTCCGACCTGCGCACCGTCAAGGTGATCCGGGGCATCCCCCGCGTGCCCCCCACCCGCGAAGGCGAAAAGGGCAAGCGCCGCCACGGCGACTTTGCCATCGGCCTGGCGCTGGCGCATTGGGCAAGCCGGATGCGCTGGACGGAATACAGCTATCAGGCCGCCCCCCGCCGCGACGCGACGCGGTCGGGCGGGATGTTCGCAGACGAAGACGAAGGCCGGGGGTGGTGGAAGCCGCCGATCGGCACAGGCATTCGCGGAGGTCTGTGATGCCGGTCAGCAAGAAGCCGCGCCGAAAAGGACCGAAGGATAAAAGAGGAAGTTACCGATGACCATCACGACACTCGACAAGCTGATTTCGGCCATGGGAAACAATTCGTCGCGGATCGTTTTCGACAAGGCGACGATCAATGGGCAGGTTGCGGGAACGTTCACGTCGCTCTGGCGCGCGAGTGGTGTTCCAGGTCAGGCTGTGGTTCCAACCGACGCAACAATCTGCACCTCGGCCCTGGTCGGAGCTCTCGGGTTTCAGAACCAGACGCCGCCCGCGACCAGCTACATCGCGCAACTCTTCAGCGTCAGCAGCGTCAACGCGGTCACCCTCGAAATCCGCGACCGCCTCGCACAGATGGGCGGACTGAACGGCACCCTGACCACGGAGCAGACGGTCGCCCTCGACTTGTCAACGACGGGCGGGGGTTTGGCCGCAGACCGTCGGGGGGCCAGCGATTACAGCGATGTCCAATTCTTCCTCGAGTGGTATGTCGCAACCGGCGTGACAATCTGCAACGCGACCGTGGTGGTGACCTATGACGATGCCTCGACCGGGACCCTGCCTGTCATCGCTTTGGCCGCCACACGGCCGGCCGGGCTGATGGTCCCGCTGGTCTCCGCCGTCCCCGGGCAGTTCATCCGGGGGGTGACCTCCGTTACGCTGTCTGCCTCAACCGGCACGGCCGGGAACTTCGGAGTGATCGCAACGCGGCTTCGCGCGATGCAGCCCCAGAGCCTCGCAAACCTTGCGCAGACATCGGACTGGCAGCAACTCGGTCTGCCGCAAATCCCGAATGACTCCTGCCTGATGCTGAACACGTTCAACTCCACGACGTCGACCGGCGCGATCCGTGGCGGCGGGAAGATCATCCATGGCTAAGGTTTACCGGGGTCAGGAGACGAGGTTCACCATCAGGATCGGCGCAAACGCGCGGTCCGATCCCGCGCGCATCCTGTTTGAACGGGCGTTCTTCGAATTTTCTCCGGCGGGGCTCGGGCCGCCGGAAACGAGTCAGCAAGCCCAACCCGGCAGCGGCAGCAATGGCGCAACGGTTGTGCGGCCCCGCAACATCGCCACTCTGGCTCACCCCGGCCTGAACGCCGTGACCTTCTCGGGAGACGCCTGACATGCAGCAGACCTTCTATCTGAAGCGCGACGACACCTCACCGGTTCTTCAGCTGCTGCTGGAGACGTCCGCAGACCTGACCGGGGCAAGCTGCGTGTTCAACATGAGCACCCCGGCTGGCGTCATGGTTGTCGATGCCGAGCCTGCAACGGTCATTCTGCCTTCAACGGTGATCTATGCCTGGGTTCCGGCCGATACCGCCGCACCCGGCACGTTCCGCGCGGACTTCACTGTGACCTACTCGAATGGCAGGACCGAGACGTTTCCCAACGCCGGGTTCATCGACGTCATCATCAGCCCGGGTGCGGCCGCCCCATGACGACCAGAAACACCTGCACAGGATCCATTGCATGAAATCCCCGCAACTCCTTGGCCCCGACGGCCAGCCGGTCGAGCGCAAGGCCCTGACGCAGGAAATCGCCGCGGCGACGGTCGGCGGTGTGCGCAGCCCGATCTCGAACTATCCGGCGGACGGGCTGAACCCGCTGCGCCTGGCCGAGATTCTGCGCGAGGCGGATGCGGGCGACCCGCTGCGCTATCTGGAGCTGGCCGAGACGATCGAGGAGCGCGATCCGCACTACCTCGGCGTGCTGGGCACCCGCCGCCGGTCGGTCAGCCAGATCGAGATCACCGTCGATGCCGGATCCGAAGACCCCGCCGACGAGGCGATCGCACAGATGGTGCGCGACTGGATCAGGCGCGACGAGCTGGCCGACGAGGTGTTCGACATCCTCGACTGCGTCGGCAAGGGCTACAGCTTCACCGAAATCATCTGGGATCATTCCGAAGGCCAGTGGATGCCGCAGCGGCTGGAATGGCGCGATCCGCGCTGGTTCCGCTTTGCCCGGACCGACCTGAAGACCCCGATGATGCTGGGCGAGACCGGGCAGGAAATGCCGCTGCCCGGCTTCAAGTTCATCGCGGCGCAGATCAAGGCGAAGTCCGGTCTGGCGCTGCGGGCGGGTCTGGCCCGGGTGGCCGCCTGGGGCTGGATGTTCAAGGCCTACACCCAGCGGGACTGGGCGATCTTCAGCCAGACCTATGGCCAGCCGGTGCGGGTGGGCAAGTTCGGGCCGGGGGCCACCAAGGAAGACCGCGACACCCTGTTCCGCGCCGTGGCCAACATCGCCGGGGATTGCGCGGCGATCATCCCGGACTCGATGCAGATCGAGTTCATCGAGAGCGGCAACGTCGGGGCTGCCCACACCCTTTACAAGGAGCGCGCCGACTGGATCGACCAGCAGATCAGCAAGGCGGTGCTGGGCCAGACCGCGACGACCGATGCGCTGACCGGCGGCATGGGATCGGGCAAGGAGCACCGCGAGGTCCAGAAGGACATCGAGACGGCCGACGCCCGCGCCCTGGCGGCGATCCTGAACCGCGACCTGATCCGGCCCTGGGTGCAACTGAACCACGGCCAGGTGCGGGTCTATCCGCGCCTGCGGATCGAGCGGGTGGAACAGGAAGACCTCAAGGCGCTGGCCGACGCGCTGGGCCCGATGATCGACCGCGGGCTCGAGGTCGAACAGGGGTCGATCCTGACCCGGTTCGGTCTGCCAGAAGCCAAGGCCGGGGCCAAGATGCTGCGCCCTGCGGGGGGCGCGGCCGCAGCCACCGCGCTGCCGACCGACCCATCGGTGTCGGATCGCGGAATTAAACGCAATCCCGGCGAATTTAAACGGGTTGAGGCCCTTCCGGGGGCGGAGGCCGCGTTGCAGGCGGAAGGGCCTCTGGCGGGCAAAAAACCGGGGGGGTCGCCCGAGGACGTACTGGCCGTCCGGATGGCGGTCGAGGCCGCCCCGGCGATGGCGGCGATGCTCGATCAGATCGAGGCGATGGTCAGGTCGGCGGGCAGCTTTGACGAGCTGCGCGAGATGCTGCTGGCGGGCTTCCCGGACATCGACGCAAGTGTTCTGGCCGACGTGATCGCCCTCGGTCTGGTCGCCGCCAATGCGGGCGGCCAGATCGCGGTGGACGAGGCGGCAAA